CAGGAAGCTATTCAACGTGCAGAGCAAGAAGCTAAAGAGGCTCAGGAGCGAGCCGAACGCGAGAAACAAGCCGCTATTGAAGCTGAGCGCAAGAAAGCTCTTGAAGCTGAACAAGCGCGACTGGCAGAAGAAGAACGTAAGCGTCAGGAAGATGCAAAACGTCAGGCTAATAAGAAACATCAAAAAGAAATTAACAATCAAGCTATGCAAGATTTAATCGATGCTGGAATTCCAGAAGAATGCGCCAAGAGCTGTATTATCGCTATCGCTAAAAACCTAGTATCAAACGTTAAGATTCACTACTAACACCCACCGCACCAACACCAGAACCTAAATAACAATCGCTATCAATCGATAAGTGAGGATTAATCATGCGTACAAATCAGAAATATAACCGTGCAATGCGAGATGGATTCATGGTTAAGCCAAGCAAGCCGCAAGCGATTAGAAACAGCGAGTTGCTTTTAAATAACCAACAAAAAGCTATAAAAACAAAGCCTAGCACGGGGTTTTGTGTAGCAGTAATCGCAATATTTACTCTTCTACTTCTCCCTGCTTTTGTGAGGTGACTTATGCAAACACTAACGATTGAAGGTAAAGGGATTTACATATCTTCATCGCCAGCAGCGCACCAAGGACAGCGCATATCACTAGAATTTGATTCACGCACAGGGATAGAAACCAACTCCATGGAATGGCTGATATTGAGCTTAAATCCAACAAAGGAACTGTTGGAAAAAATACTCAGGGAACGGTATGAGGACGCAGCATGAAACAGATACTAGATATGTGCTGTGGCAGTCGTATGTTTTGGCTTGACAGACAAGACAACAGAGCAATTTACAGCGATATAAGGGTTGAAAAACACATTCTATGTGATGGCAGGAAGCTAAATATAACACCAGATATTATCGCTGATTTTAAAAACCTCCCCTTTTCTGACAACTCATCCCATCAAGTTGTATTCGACCCACCTCACTTAATTCGTGCTGGCCACAACGGTTGGATGTTTAAAAAGTACGGTCGATTAAATAAAGAATCTTGGAAAGAGGATTTGTCCAAGGGGTTTAGTGAAGCATTTCGAGTGCTGCGGCCAAACGGAACATTGGCCTTCAAGTGGAACGAAACTCAAATTCCAACAAAGCAAGTATTAGCCCTTACTGACCAGAAACCAACGATAGTTCAGCGCGTCGGAAAGAACGACAAAACTCACTGGATATTATTCATTAAGGACGCAGCATGAGAATTTCAGAGTATGAAAATTTCGTCAACATTCCAGACCGTGAGCACCTAGCAAATCAGGATGATGAGCTAACTAATGAAATGGCTCAGCGGTTTTATGATGCCCTTCCCTCATCTGTCATACGGAAAATGACAACTCAAGAATCAGATGAAGCATGGAATGCTTTTTTTGAGGCTGCAAAAATCGAAAGGAGGCTATTGTGAGCGCAGCAGTTCAAAAGGTATATGAAATTATTAACCCGCTTAAAACGGAGTTTGAGCAGGTATGCAGTGAACCAAGCATAGCATTTAAAAGGGAGTCTGAATTTGCTATGCAGATATTTGCTAATAATGACTTTCTGGCTAATGTCGCAGTGAATAACGTTGTTTCAGTTCGAAGTGCTGTAATGAACATTGCGGCTATTGGTATTAGCTTAAACCCAGCACAAAAACTAGCTTACTTAGTGCCTCGTGATAAGAAAGTATGCCTAGATATTAGCTACATGGGATTAATGCATATAGCCCAGCAGTCAGGAGCTATTAAGTGGTGTCAATCAAGCATTGTACGCCAGAATGATAGCTTCCAACTCACCTCAATAGATACCGCACCTCGCCATGAATACAACGCCTTTGCCACACAAGAGCAAAGAGGCGAAATAGTCGGAGCTTACACGGTAGTTAAAACAGAAGACGGCGACTACTTAACTCACACAATGGCTATAGCAGATATCTATGCTATTCGCGATAGGTCATCAGCTTGGAAAGCTTGGATATCCAAAAAGGCAAAATGCCCTTGGGTTACAGATGAAGAGCAAATGATTCTGAAAACTGTTGTTAAACAAGCAGCTAAATACTGGCCTCGCAGAGAACGACTAGACCAAGCCATTGACTACGTTAACACCGAAGCTGGCGAAGGTATCGACTTTAAAAGCGAACAGTCACAGCCTCGTGATGTAACTCCTGCAAGCGAACAGCAAATGGCTGATATCACAGAACTAATGATTAAGGTTAATGGTGATTGGAGCGACGCATTCATGTCGTTCATTAGCAAACGATTTAAGCGACAGATATCACATCCAACTGAAATAACCGCTTTTGAGGCTAATGACATTATCGACATGCTAAGGAAAAAGGCAGAAGGAAAATGATTAGCAATGACATCATTCTAAGCAAAACAGGCATCGATTTAACCAAAGTAGAGCAAGGAAGCGAAGAGTGGTTGTCAATCAGGTTAGGTGTTGTGACTGCCTCTGAGGCATGGAAAGTCATCTCTAAGCCAAGGTCTGGCACTAAATGGTCAGACACAAAGAAAACATATTTAAACACCCTTATTGGTGAAGTCTGCACGGGAGTTTACAAGGAAGTATCAGCAAGGACGCTGGAATGGGGTAAAACCTACGAACTAGAAGCAAGGATGACATTCGAGTTTTACACAGGATTAACAGCAAAGGAAGTGCCCATAATATTCAAAGACGAGCAACTACGGATAGCTTGCTCACCAGACGGCATTTGCAGTGATGGCTCAGGATTAGAGCTTAAATGCCCGAATAACACGGATGTATTTATCGACTTAGCATTGAACGGAATCGATGCAATGAAAAAGGAATATGTGGCTCAAGTTCAATATTCCATGTGGGTTACGGGTAAGGATATCTGGCACTTTGCAAATTTTGACCCACGAATGCCAGCAGGGAAAGAAATTGCATATTTCCCTGTTGAACGCGACGAAAACATGATGAAAGAGTTTGACGAATTAGTCCCAGAGTTCATTGAAGTAATGGATCAGGGTTTAAATAAATTAGGCATTCAATTTGGCAATCAGTGGGGTAAGCCATGCTAAACGAAGTAAATATTATTGGTCATCTTGGTAATGATCCTGAAATTCGATACCAGCCTAGCGGTGACGCTATCGCAACTATGTCTATCGGATGCTCAGAGCGTTGGAAAGACAAAAAAACGGGCGAGCAAAAAGAAAAAACCGAATGGATACGTGTTGTTGTGTTCGGAAAACTAGCCGAGAACGTTGGTGAGTATCTTAAAAAAGGTTCACTAGTTTTTGTAAAAGGAAAATTCCGAACTAGAAAATGGCAAGATCAGTCAGGACAAGATAGATATTCGACTGAGGTCACTGTTGGAATGGATGGCATCGTGAAGTTTCTAGACAAGAAACCACTGTCACAATCCACACAGCAACAAGGTGGATGGGGACAACCACAGCAACCAGCCCAGCAAAGCAATGAGCCACCAATGGACTTCAGCGACTCAGATATACCCTTCTGACCCACCCTGCGATTAACCAAAGGATATAACCATGCCTGTAACTACTAAGGTGGTGAAAGTTTATTACTCGCCAACTAGGAATAGGCGATATTTCAGCAAGGAAGCTGCAATAAAAGCCGAAGCCAAAGCGCGAATATTCAAGAAGTACCCGTCTGAGCCGTATGAATCCGACACTGGATATGCTGGCTACAATATTTGGGATGATAGACCTGAATTCTATCAGCGCGCTTTACGCTTTCTTTCTTACCTAATAAAGAAAAACATCAATTAACTCATGGACTCAGTGCAAGGATGCAAACAGGAGATAGATATGACTATTACATTAACAACAAAGCAAATAATGGCTATGGCTGATTTTGCTGGCTTAAAAGTAAACTCGCACGGTTTAGACATTGACGACGAAACGGAATACACGCTAGATGAGAAGCATAATTTAGATTGCTTTGATAAGTCAAAACCTGTTTTTTACTGCACTGAATATCCAGAAGAAGGCGCTATCCAGCTGGATTAATTTAACTCGCAGGGATGCAATGAATAAAAAAATGCCGCCACGGAGCCGACGGCAAGAGGGTGTGTAGGGATGTTATAGTTTCTCTGTGTAAGCAATTTAAGAATAGTTAAGGTATAGCATTTAGCAAGGAGGCCAGATAAAAAAATGCCGACGCATATGAGCATCGGCAAAAGTTACACAGCTTGTAACTACTCTTGCGGGCTTAAGTGTAGAAGGCAAATAAGTATTTGCCATGAAACGTTTTAATCCTAGCGATTAAAGGGATGCAATGAATATAAGCTAAAACTCACATGCAAAAACCAGTGATAGCAACACTATAAGGCAGCTAATCGCCACTATAGTTGCTAAAGTTTTTAATCCGCAAAGAATTACACCCATTGTACTCGAGTAGTTATCATTTCTTTTTTTATAGGAAACCACTTCCAATCCGCTCTAGTTAAAAAATATACTCATTAGATATTACTCATAAATTAATCGTCCTAATAGGATAATTCTTAGCCATTAATTTTTTCTTACAAATTAAATAGGTCAAACAATGAAAGACAGAATCAAGTTTAACGATGCAATGTTAGTTGCGGTCATGAATGGCAGAAAAACGCAGACTCGCAGACCGATTGATAAGGAAACTCTTCGCCTGTTCGATATTGCTTCAGAAGCTGGTGAGTGCTTCCCTCTTGGTTATAACGCTGATGAGCTATTTGAAAGATATCATCTTGAATTTTTTCCGTATGGTGCAATTGGCGACATCATTAACGCTGCGGATAAAGACGGTAATATCAAAGGGAAAATTGAGATTACTGATGTTTGGATTCAGCAAGTTCAGGATATTGAGGATGAGAGCGCGGAGCTTGAGGGCATTAGACGACACTTCGATGTCGTTGATGTGAAATGCTATGGAGGGGAGCCAGTCGAAATGCTTGGTGAATTCTTCACAGTAGATGGAGTTGATGCCTCGTTTGATAGCGCATATGACGCATTCGAATTTACATGGAAGTCAATTTATGGTGATAACGGATGGAATAATAATCCTTGGGTATGGGTAATTGAATTTAAAAAGGTGGAGTGATGGATAAATCAATACCAGAATTAGCCGCTGAGTTTCACTGCCTTTGTAAGCAGATGGAGGAATTACACGGGTCGCAAATTATCTCTTTAATATCAAATACTGAGACAGCTATAAAAAATGCAATCCGTAGCAATTTATCTTTACTTCATAGTTATTCCTATGAACTCAATAAAATTAAAAAGGATAGTGATTCCAATGGATAAATCAAGGCAGAAATTTGAAGAGTGGTTTGATAATGGCTATGCGTGCAGTAAGTTAGATGAGAAGTTAATTAAAGCAATTGAAAATGTATTATGGGATGTATGGCAAGCATCACGCGAGAGTTTGCAAAAAGAACGCGACCAAGCAATTAAACATTTAATTTTAGTTTTCCAGCAATATGCAAATAGAGACCATTTATTTATGTCGGCTGGCGAAGATGCTTGCGAGTTTTTAGGTGACTTAGGCTATGGTATTGATACTGGTCGAACTCTTGAATTAACCGATAAAGGTAAGCAATTAATTAAAGAAGATTGGGAGTGAAAATAAAGAATGAATAAAAATGAACTTCAAGTATTAATCGATTATACCAAAGGTATGATTGCAGATAATAAAGAGCCAGAAAAGAAAGTAATTATTGCATTGTGTGACGAGTTAAATAGAATCATTAATCAATATCCAACTGGTTTTGCTCCTGAAAAAGAACTTAGAAATCTAGACGTAAAATTCACTACATTACATCCATTAAAAACTAGTTATCATAATATTCCATTATATCGATTGGATTAAATAATAATGAAACTATTTGTACTGTTATTAATTTGGCAGGGTTCTGCTGTGCCTGTATCTGAGCAAATATACACACAGCAAGAATGCGAGAGCCGTGCTATGCAGATAATGCAGGTGCGGGATGTTGATATTAGGTGCGGAGAAGTATTCAGATGAGCGAAATTAAATCACTAGCAGATGGCGATAATTTAAATAAAGAAACATGGAATAACTTTATTGAGCGGCTTAAATATCACAATCAAGGTGAAGGAGTTAATTATCACTACACTGCAAGCCCAATATTCACAGTTAGAGAGAAGGTCAAAGTAACTGGCGGAGACAATGACGAAGTTGGGATTTATTGCGAAGATAATTATTACGATGATATAGACGAAGCATTTAATGACCTTGAAGAAGATATAGCATGTAAGGTGCGTGAATATATCGATGAATTTGAAGTGTACGAATGGGATGAATTGGACGACCACAGTAAAGCTGATGCAATTAATAATGTCATATCTGATTCATATATTTACTACTGGAAATGGGATTACAGAACAGTAAATTCGCATCTAACCAAAGAAGCCGCAGAACGATTTATTAAGCGCAAGCAACACGACTACGAAAAATTATCAATATATGTTGAATCCGCTTATTGGTGCTGGGAATTGCGAACAATAATTGACGCAATGATGAACGGTAAAATTAAATACGTTGGTGATGAATGATGAAAATAACAATTGAATGTAAAGATAATGAGTATTTATTTGCTCTTGAAGCAGCAAAGATAATTATCAGCAATAAACCAGATGGTAACGCTTTAGCTATAGCGACAGGAGATAACAAGAAGGCATTTGGCAAAAGGTCTCACCAAGGTAACTATAAAATTAAAGTTGAGGATAAATAATGAAATATAAAGTCGGCGATAAAATCGTAAATTACTATTATGAAGTCGGCGTGATATTAGAAGTAACCGATTCTAAATATCTATGTCAATTTGGGAGTAGACAAGATTGGCTTGAAGAAGATGACTTGGAGGTAATCAATGAATAAATATGATCTCATATTGGCTGACCCTCCTTGGCAATATAATAATAAAGCATCAAACGGCGCAGCAACCAATCATTACAACACCACAGATTTATATTCCCTATCTAGATTACCAATAGAAACTATAGCTTCTGAAGACTCTGTCCTGTGCATGTGGTACACGGGTAACTTTGCACTTGAAGCAATTAAGCTGTCCGAAGCATGGGGATTTAAAGTTAAAACTATGCTTGGTTTCGTGTGGGTTAAATTAAATAAACTGGCAATGGAAAGAATAACAAAGCAAATACAAAACGGTGAGTTATTCGATGCCTACGATTATATGGATATTTTAAATAACGAAACGAAAATTAATGGCGGTAATTACACTCGTGCAAATGCAGAAATATGTTTAATAGCTGTTCGTGGTAATGGCCTACCCCGTCAATCTGCCAGTGTTCGGCAAGTAATTTATTCATGCCTTGGTGATCATAGTGAAAAGCCAAAGGAAGTACATCACAGACTAGAAGAGCTATATGGAGATGTTCCACGCATCGAGTTATTCGCTCGTGAGAAATTTGGTGATTGGGATGTATTCGGGGATCAGGTGGAAAGCAATATTCAATTTAATAACGTATTGAAAATAGCATAGGTGGCCTATGACACCTCAGGAAATGGAGAATGGACGCAGAGCTATTGCAAGGGAATGCAAGCAAGAATTAGAAAATAACAAGCCGCTTAATGATGTAAAACGAAAGTCAATTCTCAGTAAGTACCTAAATAAATTCACCACTTGGCTATCGCCAGACCAATTAAAGAAAACGACCGTAAATATATGGTTGAGTGTTTATGTAGAAAAGTTACATAAGGAAGAAAAACATGGATAACGTAAATAAGATTCTAATTTGCAGAACTGAAATACAGGAAATGCTCGGCGGGATATCTAGAACAACATTCTATTACAAGCGCAAAGAATGGGAAAAAGAAGGTACTCCGTTCCCTGCCCCAGATAAAAACCACCAACCAATTAAAGGTGGTGGTACTTTATACAGATATAGAGAAGTTATGAATTTCTTTAAGAATAAAGGTTACTTTGATAATTGTTCAATGTGATCTGCAAGCATATTCGCAGCTTCTATCTGTTCCTTTATGTATTCATATCTGTCATACACAGCGAGAATACCAGCGAGCTTATGTCCAAGGATTTTTTCGGACACATGTGGCAGGACGCCTAGCTCACCCATTTTTGTTTTTGCTGTTCTTCGTAAGTCATGAGTTGCCCAATCGTCAGCTCCCATTTTTACACCAACCTGCTTTGCCATTTGCAATAGAACACTCGCTGACATTGGCCTATCTTCTTGTATAGCCGCAGGTGGAAATGCTTGTTCAAATGATGGATAAATCTCAAAGGCTTCTTTTAGCAATGAAACTGATTTATTTGATAGCCCTCTATTGAAAGCCTCACGAGTTTTTGAGATTTCCGCAGGAACATGCCAAACTTGATTATCTAAATCAAAGTCTGATTTTTTGGCCATGCGCAACTCAACACCACGGCACCCAGTCAGCAAAGCTAGCTTAATAAATATTTTGTTCTGCGCAGACATTTTAGTCTTATCTACAGACTGCCAAAACAGAGCTATTTCTTTGTCACTTAAATACCGCTTAACTTGCCCAACTTTCTCACCAACATCCTCCGACCTTAGTTCAGACAATGAATTGTGATTTAACTTACCTATTCTTATGCAGTATGAAAGAACCTGCTTAAGTTTAGATAACATCATTGTGGCCATTGTAGCTGCGCCATTATCGCGCATTCGCTTAAACATAGGTCGCCAATGTGACACTGTCATGTCTTCAGCTATCATCTTACCAACGCTCGGTATTACATGCCTGTCAAATGCCCTCTTCCATGAATCAAGCTTTACTAACTTCTGAGCTTGCGGACTATCAATCCATTCCTTTATGCACTCAGAAATTGTTAGCTTTGAAAATTCACCATCAATAGTCATGCTTCTAGTTATGATCGGATCATTACCTTGTGCTAGCTCCTTTCTCGCCTCCTGTGCCAAATCCCTTGCTTCTTTGAGAGTAATCACGCCGTACTCACCAAGTGTCATTCGCCTAGGCTTGCGATTAAATCTATATCGGTACTGAAAAACAATCATTCCGTTAGTAGTGACCCTTGCAGATAACCCTTGCCCATCAGGGAATTCCTTAAGGCTATCTCGCTTTACATTATGTAATTTTCTGAGCTTTGCATCTGTGAGCAT